CTTTGAAGCACACGGTGATATTTACCGTCCATCTTGAACTCGATCATGTCTGGCGGCTCGCCGCAGGAAAGAATGTCGGCCACCACGTCCAGCGGGTTGTAGAGGTCGGACACAAGCACATCGGCACCCGAGGCGATCTCTGCCACAGTCCTCCGCGCCTTCTCGCCCGCATAGCCGGGATTGTTCACCGGCATGTATTCGCTCACTGGCGCATCAGAGAGTGCACCGTAATAGGTGACCATCAACATCTCCTGCCCGCTGGCGCGGCTGACATGCTTGCGCCAGCGCCAAGCAGTCACCTCCATCTCTTTGCCCGCCAACCCCATAATGTCATCGTTCTGGAGCTTGAGCTTTTTTACTTCAGGCTCCGGAAACGGATGCCCGCAGGCAGGGCATACACGGGCCGCCAGGGCGCATAGTTCCTGGCAGTTGTCGCATACCTTGACCGGCGCGGCGCCCTCCTTCTCGCCCTTCTTGTTCGGCGGTCGGACGTGGGTGATTGGGCCATGGGTTGCCACCACTGCTGCGAAGTCAAGCACGAGGCAGTGGTCGGTATGGCTCTTGGGCCGCAAACCCCGGCCAGCCATCTGGACGTAGAGGCCTGGAGACATGGTGGGCCGCAGCATGGCGATTAGGTCAATGTCGGGGTAATCAAACCCGGTGGTCAGGACATTAGCGTTGGTCAGGCAGCGGATACGGCCCGCCTTGAATTCGCCGATGATGCGCTCGCGCTCGCGCTTCGACGTGGCTCCGGTGATGCAGTCCGCCACGATGCCGAGCTCGTTGAGCTTGTCGCAAATGTTCCAAGCGTGTTGAACGCCAGAGCAGAAGGCCAGCCACGCCTTGCGGTCCCCGGCGAGCTTGATGATCTCGCGCACAACGGAATTGTTTTGATCTGCTGTGTCCACTGCGGCCTGCAACTCGGCCTCGATGAACTCCCCGCCGCGCTTGTGAACCCCGCTGGTGTCCAGCTGGGCAGTGGTGTGCTTGGAGCGTAGCGGCGCCAAGTGGCCGAGGCGCACCAGTTCTAGGATGTTCGTGGGCTCGATGAGCTCGCGGAAGATCGCCGGCTCGTCGGTAATCATTCCGTGGCCCAATCTGTACGGCGTGGCGGTCAGGCCCACTACCCGCAGGCGCGGATTGATCGCCAGCAGCTCGGCCAACAGCGAGCGATAGCCGCCTTGGTCTTTGTGCGCAATCAGGTGGCACTCGTCCACCAGCACTAGGTCAACATGGCCCAGCAGGGCGGCCTTCTTGCGCACCGACTGGATGCCGGCAAAGGTAATCGGCTCGCCAAGCTGCTTCTTGCCGATGCTAGCGCTGTAGATGCCAACAGGCACATCGGGCCAGTGCTGGCGCAACTTCTCCACGTTCTGTTCTATCAATTCCTTGATATGCGTGAGCATCAGAATCTGGCTGTCCGGCCACTCCTGAAGCACTCGCTTGCACAAGGCCGCAATAATGTGGCTCTTGCCCGAGCCGGTAGGCAGCACCAGGCAGGGGTTGCCAGTGGTGTTGTGATCGAACCAGGTGTAGAGCTGGTCTATTGTGCGTTGTTGGTAGTCACGGAGCATTGTGCGTCAACCTTGCAATTACCCAAGCCCAAATCGCACCACCAGCAACCTTGGCCACAAACTGCATCAAAACGATATGTGGCATCAATGCACCAAAAGCAATTGTCGGAAATACGATTGAATCGACTGCCGCTGCGGCAACATTGCTTGTGTTGCTTCGCTTTAACCACGACCCAGAAACTTTGCTAAAAACAGCAAAGTCAATAAGTGCAGCAAGGGTAAATGCACTAGCAGAGGCAATGGAAATCATCCCAGCTGCTGGATTGAGGACATATGTCAACACGCCAGTTCCAGCAATTAAAGCAAGCATGTGCGTTTGCTTTAATCTGACATGTAACCAATCTCGCATCGCAAGATCAAATCCAATAAGAAAAAATGCATTAATTGGAGATACTGCTGGCCCAAAAGCAGCCACGGAAAGATTTGCCAATGTCATAGCAATTGCATAAGAAATTATTGCGAAAAACATAAATCTAACTCCTGTTGATTAGAAAATGTCCAGCGAGCCGGACTGTTTTGAGATTCAATGCGTAAACGCATAACTGCGGCTCGCGCTTCTTTGGTTGTTGGTAAATAATTTCCATTTTTCCAATTTTGATCTATTCCAACGTTTCTACCTATATTTGTTGAATCGGCGCTTGAAAGAGGAATTTTTGTAAATATTTCTGGATTTAACATTCGCATCCCGTGCAACTTGCACAATGGCTGGCCTGCCATGTTGCAACATTGGCTCATGGCCTCGCCAATGCGTTGCCACCAAATTTCGTTGCCAACAGTAGAAAACTCACCGGATGATCCAATGCACACGCGAGGATATTCCGCGGTAAGACGAGCCAAACGGTCTAAGTTTTCGTGCATGTGCCACACTGGCGAGCCAAACCATTTTGGCAATGGCCATTCATTAAGCAATTTGTCGTTTGCCGCTTCATCCCCATCAATTACATCAGGGATTACGGCAAAGTCGCAATTGGGCGTAACCATGCACTCATATGCCCATTCGTAATATTGCTCCCAGTTGGTAACGGTTTCTTCTGCCATCCAAGCAGAAAATGCGCCATTGTCAATTGCGTAAGACTGACAAACATCTACAGCCAAAGACCATTGACTTTTGTGCCGAAAACTAACAAAAGCATGTCCAGCATTTATTGCTGAGACTGCCGCAGTTGCTGGCGTTATTGGAAGTCCATGGTAATGAATCACGCCACAATCCTTTTGTCAAAATTCAACAACTCCCGAGACCCAAACACATTAGCATCCCCCTCCCCATTGGCGACTTCCCGCCCATCAATGACATAGATAGCCGTCCAGGCATCCGGCCCGTCCAGTCGCTGCCATGGCACTAGGTCAGGATGCAGCACATGGCTGCCGCAGCCGGTGTACTGCGTGGCAATAGGGATCACGCTGCGGTCGAATCGTGCGCATGTCCAGTGCGCATCGCTGTCTGGCGTGGAGGGCTCCGCCGTGCTGTGGGCGCAGGTTCGGCAGTTGACCTCCTTGGTCTTCTTGCTGCCGTGGCAGAAATCATGCGCCGCACAGAATTTGCACTCGTACCAACTTGGGTTGCTGGACAAGGGCTCGGGCATCCTGTCCGCCAGTGCGATGCGATGCCCTCGAGCAATTAGGCGCTCGGCCTCGGTGCGGCTATAGCGCAAGCGCTCGGTGTAGATGCGGTCATCGTCTTTGCAGACTGCAAAGTACAGGGCGCGGTCGATGTTCGTGCCGGCCATGTAGACCTGCATCTGGGCGGCATGGACCGGCTTGGATTTCTCAACGCCGTGCTTGACCAGATCGTCAAACGATTTCTTGGAATGCGTCTTGGCCTCGAAAATGTGCCTAGCCTTCGCGGCACCGGGCACGCCAGATTCGATGATGCCGTCCAGGCTGCCAGAGACATGCGAGCCAAAGTCAACGCGGGCCTGCTCGCCCTCGGTGCTGTGTATCTCAATCCCAATGCTTTTAAGGTCCGCCGCTATTGTGGCCTCCTCCAGCCGGCCCCGGCGGAAGAGCCGCAGGATGCGACCAGGGAAGGGCTCGCGCACCGCCCAGCGGAAGGACAGCCAAAGCCACCGATCACAGGCGTGACCGAGTTGGCTGGCACCAAGGTGCGGCCTGGGTAGCTCGACCTGGCGCTCGTGGGCGGCGTCGATGGCCGCGGCTACCTCGTCAACGATTGGGATTGCAGACATTAGGCGGCCTCTGGCTCGGATTGGACAGGCTTGACCCAAGAGACCTCGCAGCCACCGTAGTACATTTCCACCGTATTAAAGTCATGCTCTTGGTAGTCAAAATCCATTCGGAGTGCAACCCAAGCGATTACGGCTTGTTCAATCTCTTCTTTGCTCAACTTGATAATCATGATATTTCCTATTTGGTTTGAGTTGGAGCGTGACACCCGCCACGCCCCGTTGCTCTATCTCACTTCGCCCAAGGCGGCGCAGCCTTAGCGCCAGCAGCTGGTGCCGCCGGCTTGCTCGCCGCAGGCATTGCCCCGCCGGCAATGCCAGCAAAATCCTTGACCTCATTGCCCTCGCCGTACTGATCGCTGCTGGTGATCGCCAGCTTGATCTTCAGCTGCCCGCCGATCAACTGGTCGGTGTCGTTCACCTTTGCCAGGCCAATGGCTCGCATCAGGCTGTTGAGTTGCTGGCGGCCGATCTCCTCGGCCTTCGGGTTTGGGTTGGAGATGTTGAGGTTCCCAAAAATGGCGCGGCCCTGGTGCGATGGCCCGGTAATGTCGTACTTGAGCGAGATGTAGCGACCAGTTCCGGCCTTGGTGTCTTTGACCGTGGCTTGCGTGATCGCCGCCGTGTACCAGCCGGCAGGCAGGGGCTCGAAAGACTTGCCCATGGGCAGGTCAGCAGCGACGAATGTTTCTCCGAATGAGGCCATAATGTTTATTCCTTGGTGATTGAAAAAGACGGGCGGCCCGCCGTGGTTGTGATCGCACCCAGGAGCGGGCGCGTGATGGATTCGTCAGCCGACTTCCAGGCCGACGAATTGATTTCCGGTTTCCAGCGGAAAAGGGAGCCGAGGTGCTCGGCCAAGCCAGCCTCGGCAGCGATTGCTTGGAGCTTGTCCGAGTCGATCTTGTGGTTGAGCCGTCCAGCGATCTTGACCGTGTAGCCGGCGTTCATGAAGGTCTTGGTTCCTTCCATGTCCTTGGCAATCTTGAACTGCTCGATCATGGCGTCCTCGACAACCCGGCGGGCCTCGGTTGCCAAGCGCTCGGCCTCTTTGCAGGCCAACCAGACCGCGATCATTTCGCACCGCCGATCTTGCTGATGATGTGGTACAGGTCTGGCGTTTCCCAGGCGCTCAACTTGCCGCTGCGATCCTTCGCCAGCCACAGGCCATCGCTGTCGCACATCAGTGCCCGTTGTGACACGCCTTCGGCGTCTTTCTCAACCCGGAGCGCCAAGACTTCGTCGAAGAAATACGGGAGGGCTTGGCCCGTCTTGTTGCCCGGCATAGATGGCGAGTACAAGACGCGGCCCATCTCGTCCTGCGTCTTCTCCAGCTTCGCGCTCATGTAGACGTGGCGGCCGGGCAGGTCGCGGAAGGCTCGGATAATGTCCGCCATCTGCTCTTGCATCGCGCCGTAGGCAGCGCGTGGGTCTTTGTTCGACTTCTTTTCGGCGTTGAGGACCACCTCAGCAATCTCCGAGATGCTGTCCAGCGCCACGCTCTGGTAATCCTTGGCCTCGTGGCTGTCGCGCAGCCAGCTGTATGCCTCCATGAGCGTGGCCATGGAGCTCACCTCGATGTAAGGCAGGTTGGCATCTTGAATGCTCAAGAGCCCACCCTCGGCGCTCAAGATGATGGGCGCTGGCAGGGTTGCTGCCAGGGTTGTCTTGCCTGCGCCTGCTTGGCCGTAGACGAGGATTTTGGCGCCGTTGGACGCCAGGGATGCGGTGGTTTTTAGGTTAATGGCCATCTTCAGGCCGCCTCAACCTTGGAAATTGTCCAGCCCAACGCGCAAGCCCGAAGCCGAGCATCGTCCATTGAGCGATGAAGCTCGATGTTGATGAACTCCTTGCCAAGGCGTTGGGAGAAAACGTAGAAGGTAACTTTGAGCATCTTGCTCTCCTTGTTGCAGCACTCGTCGGGAGATCCGTTCAGTGCATGGATAGCATCCTACTACATCTTTTCGACTTGTGGTACACTTTTTTTCGATCTTCACCAACTTTTTTTCAGGAGTACGCTTTATGATGACCATCGAGCAAGTCGTTGCCGCTCTGCAAGACCGCAAGGTTCGGGTCGTTGCAGCGGCCACCGGCCTGCACTACAGTACCGTTCTTGCCCTCCAGCGAGGTCGCTCCAAGCGGCCACGCATCACCGCGATACAGCGGTTGTCGACCTATCTATCCAAGGCTCCAGCCAATGGCAGACCTGACTAGCATCTTCGGCGG